GTGCAGCATAAATTTGAGTCATATCAAGTGCTAAACAGTCTTCAATTGTTATAGGGTTATCGGCGTTTGCGTTATATGTTATCGCTTTTTCTTTCACCCCTTTTGGAAAGACCTCTTTAACATCTTGTGCCACCCAACCAAGCATTGATCTGTCTCGACCCGGTACAAAGTCGTTTAATGTATAATGTTTGAGTGGTAAATTTTTAACAATTTCGTAACATCTTTGTGCGTTAGCTACTTCAATATTATGTTTAATTCTTTCATCAGAGGATCCATACCAGCCACCAGCTGTTGGTTTATATACAAAATCAGTTGCGCATTCTATACTAAAAACGCTTGTATCGACAAATGCAGGTAATGCTGCTGGAAACCCTGGTGAACCCGGGTACATACCAATACCAACATCTCCATATGACGTAACCACTACTCTATCAGGAGATAAAGTGACACCAGGGTCTCTTTCTTGAGTTTTACGTACAACAACTTCTCCGTCTGGAGCTATAACAACCCGTTCAGTATCACTTGTTCCTAAAAATAGTCCGCCTGATAAATCAGCGTTATTGATAATAAAATCGCCTTGTATTGTTTTTGATATATCAGCATAACTTAATGCTGTACTACCTCTAAAATAACCTGAAGTTAGAGTTACATAACGGGTTGTTATTTCGACTTGATCTCCAGAAGTAAAATTGGTATACAAAATAAAGTTTGTATCATTTTGATCTTTTGAAACTTCAAGATATTCAAATACACCATTAACGCTACTTAAAGTAGCAACTCTGGCTGATAGCGGACCAAGATTGGTACCTATATTATAATATATACCGTTTGTAGAACTTAACGGTGTAATAGGAGCTGTTTGGATTGTAAGTCCTGCATCTAAATTTTTGTAATTAAAATTTATTGTATCTAAAGAATCTCCGATACATTCATTTTCGTCAATTGGTATAATGTAGTTATATTCGCTCATATTCTATTAGACGTAAATTTGTACTAAACTTGGTACCGCTGTAATTCTTGGCGAAGCATCGACACCGAGCTGACCTGAACCAGTTCTGTCATATCTCCAATAAGGCCAGTTAGGCCACCAATAATACCAGTAGGTGCCTGAAAGTTGTTGATATCCGACGTCACTATCGTAACCCCAAGCTAAAACACGACCTGTATTTAAAAGACATAAGAAGTTTGCAAATCCAGAATCGTTATTTGTACTACGAATTTGAACGGGTACACCTAATGCTGGGTTATATAAAACTCTAACGAATGTTTCTGAGTTATTCAAAGTACCGCGACCGAGTAAACCGGTTCCACCGTACCCTGAAGCCCACATATTATTATTAGTATCTAAAACTAAAGTTGTTTTTTCAGTGCCATTGCCTGCTACAACAACTTGTTTAACTTTTGCGCCGGTTTGAACCCATGGCCAGTTAGGATTAAACATGGGTGGCTGTCTTGGATCTCTGCGTATAGTGCCAGTTAGTGCTAGAGACATGTCACCCAAACCGAGACAACCTGAACTGTTGTTTCCCCAACCCTTAAGGCGATAAGCATCCCCATCTCTGATTAAAGCCCAACACGTTGTCGCGTCACTATCCGCATGTGCTACAACATCTACAATGAAATCACTAAACGGATCAAATCCAGCTACTAAACCAAATCTTGTTTGTCTTTGTCTTGTATAAAAGATAGTTGGTACTATTTTACTACCGGTAACTTGACCGTTATTATCGTAACCAGCGGCCCATAAAGTCCCATCTGTTAATGTTATCCATGCAGAAATATTGTCGACTGTTCCACCACAGCGTACATTATTTACAACGTAATTGCTTGGTAACCCTACAACTGGTTGAAATGTTGTTACGTCGACATTCGGGTCTCCTATACCTGCTTGACCATCTTGATTTCTACCACAAACAAATAATTTACCAGCAGTGTCTTTAATAAAGGTTGTTGTACGACGGTCATTGCCGCCTGATGTTATGAAAGCCACAGAACCAACATACCCGACTCTACGGGGGGAGGTTACTATTTCATTTCTTACCGTTCTGACAGTCCCTGTTTGCCCGGCGCTATTGTCTCCCCATGCATATAATGCTCCGGATTGAGTAACTGCAAAAATGGTTAGGTAGTCTGATTTAGCTCCAGACCCTGTAGAAACTCTAACCACTGGATCTGTTGTTGCAGCTGCGTAACCTGGAACCGGGTTATTTTGAAAATCATATGGTGTAACGTTAAATGTATCCCCTAGAACGTTAATAAAGGTAAATGCGGAATAGAGCGTGTTGGTATTACCTTGACCAATCTGTCCGTGACGATTGTATCCGGCTCCGTATAAGCGACCTTTAGAAGTTATTACATACGCATTATGACAATGTGTGTATACTCTTATAATTGTTTCATCAACTTGTAATGGAGGAGAAAATCCAGCTATTCTCGGTAAAAATACTGAGTCAGGTGCACCAACACCTAATTCACCATAACTGTTTAATCCGCAAACACGTACAGAACCATCATTTAAAATAAAGAAGTTATTTCTACCACCCCCTGAGTTAATTCCCTGCTCTTCTAATAACGACACTCTTAACGGGTTAAATTTAGGTACATTGACAGTTACTGCATTATTGGTTGTACCGGTACCTGAAACTGTAACTCCATCTCCAATAAAATTAAATGTTGTAACGTTCGAACCGACTTGTTCACTATCTTTTAAAACCGCAACACCTGCAGATATTTCACATATTGCAGTTCTAAGTGCTCCAAAATTTGCATTTATGGTAACAAGGGAGTTACCTATACATTCGGTTCTAGGTATTGTTGTGATGCTAGGACATGACATATTTACTCTCTTCTTTATTTATTACGGTAATAACGGAGATCAAAAAATATTTAAATTATGTTGATGTTACAATTTGTATGGTACCAGGGGTACCTGCAAAAGTTAACGCTACCTGGCGTAACTGTTGTTCTTGTCTTTCTTGTTGCTCTAAGATTCTATACAAACAAGCAGGATCAAAATAAGATATTACAGAAGACAGATTTTCCCAAAGGTATCCTATAATTCTATTAACAGCTGCAGCTGTTACTATTTCATTTTGACCTATTGATATTTTATCTTTACTATACCCTGGTGGTATGTATTGTTGACAATTATCTAACTCAAATATTAAGGATCTTCTAAATAATTCTATATTATCCCAAAGTCGCTGGAAAGATTTATTATAAACCCAGTCTTGTATATATTCATCTTTATGAATTAATAGATCGTTTAAGTTCCAATAATTGCTAGGTAGAGGTCCTTTAAGCTGTTTTGTTCTCATAGGGTCTACGTACTTTAGAATTTTTTCTCCAGAAGTTACAAGAACGTTACGATATTGATCTTGGTGCACACTTGTTATGTTTTGAGCACAAGATTTGTTTTGTACAATAAATCCAGCAAACGCACCATTTCTAAAATATTTACCTACTGTAGTAGCCGAAGCAACATATATAAGTTCACGGTTTTTATTTACGCTCAATCTTAATGATGTTTGATTTAAAAATTCATTTAGTACATATTCAAACAAATATTCTCCGGTATATGAAAAGACTATAACTTTATTATTTACTAATGCATGCACTCTGTTTTGACTATCTACAACAACACTTGTAGGGGCGCCATCAGTAAATTCCGAATATTTTATTGTTTGAATCCATGTACCGGTGTTAGTATAATGCTTAATACAATTATTACCGGAATCTGCTATCCAAATATTGTCTGAACTATCTATATGTATATCGTTAGGGGATGAGTACTTATTACGGGAGTTTGAAGATCCAAAACCGCCCCAATCTAAAATTTTAACCCATGGTGTAGTTTGTGTAATATCAAAATCATAAACCACTACTCTGTTGAGAGTTCCGTCCAATACAAAAAATCTACCATTACTATCAAATTCAATATTTCTAATATCTTTAAAAGCAAAAAAGTCATCTATAGTTCTTTTTGATGCAATGAAGGAAGGATTATATTCTGAAGATAAAACTTTTATTTGTGTTGGAAGAGCAACTACAATTAAATCATTAAAGGTAGTTATGTTACGATAGGAGCAAACAGAATTATCGATACATTGAGTTATAGGATCAAAATTATCATTTATTTTTGGTATATTAACCTGCCAGTATCCATCGTTACAATTCAAACCTGTTATAACGTCTCCCTCTAAAGTAATACATGGTTCAGAATACCATCTCTTTTCATACACTTCTCCAAACTTAGTTTTAGACCACTGAACTAAATTTAGTTGGTTTGTACTACGACGAGATTTCCATTTCCATTCAACACAGTGACGACCGAAACAATCAGGGTTATATGAAGAGGTTATTGATGATTTACGTAAATGTAGTTCCCATGGACCACATTGAGCTAAACGGCCGTTTGCAGTAATTTGAGGGAAATTAGTGTCTAACCGTTCAACATCTGCCCAAGATACTAATTGTAAAGATGATAGAGAAGAACTAATAGGTGTTGTTGTAAGACATTCAACATCTTCCCATGCCCATATTGGGCATGCAGAAAGTTCTGGTGGTGGTGGCGGGTTACCTAACCAACCATAAAATTCGACTGGATCATCATAATAAGAACGACTACGAGTTTCTAAATATTGTAAGTTATCATAAAACTTTTTAATAACAGAGTTAATATTATTTTCAGTAACCCACTCATTTGGGGCAATATAAGGTTTATTCGGCCATGGTAAAGTTAATTCTGTTTTTGGTGTTCGGTAGTTTTCAGGGTCTATAGTATCATACTCAGCTACAACGTTTAAAATATTTTTATATTTTTCTACTAAAGAAGCACCGTTGTTATAGTTTGTAGTAACGGTTAATGTTTTATATCCGGGTTTGGTATATGTAGTATTAAAGTTATTATAAACTTGATCACTGTTAAGAGTTAACAATATTTGATCATCAAAATCTATTATTATATCTTTAATATTATTAAAACCGATTGATAGGTTTTGAAAATTAACTTTTGTTCCAGTTAAAACAAAACGGTTCGATGTATAAAATTTAAAATCGCCTCGAGATAGTATCTTTGCATTACTTGAATTAAAAATTGTAGTTGTTTTTACACCCCAATCAAAAGGTGGGGCGCTAATTGTACAAGTAATAGTTTGTTGTCCCTTAATAACAATATTTGTATTTTCAGTAATACTTGCTGTATAAAAATTTGTACCGTTTCCGAAATACGAAAGAGGGAATTCGTATTTCTTTTCAGTTATTGGTACTGCAGTATCTATAAGCCATTTTGAAGTTGATAAGGTCCAGATAGTATTTGGAGCAGTACAATATTCTGGTTCTATAATTCCATCTTCAGTATTAAAACCTTCGAATGCCCATTTTTTTGGAAAGTTTCCTGGTGTACCTGCTACAGGGTTAGGCGGCGGTGGCCCATTTAAGGTTGCAGGTCTTCCGGCTGCAAACGTACACTGTGCTTGAGACCAAGATGAGGGTTTAAAGAAAAATGTTTCAGGATTTGTAGCACTTACTGCAGGCCAACCTTCTAAGTTAGACCACTTCCAAACTATATTAAATTTATCATAACATCTATCTAATGATTGAATGCCGCCACCGTATAAAGCAGCTAATAGTTCGGCAGATAATATTTGTGTACCTGATCGGCCTGCGCCAACTGGTAAGAATATATCGCCACCTAAATCAGTACTAAATGATGTTATTAGTGGTGCAAAACTGACTACTTGTATATTACGCTTGAATAAATTATTATTTGGATTGTTGTAAGGGCTTACTATACTTGTTCCAGATGTTGTAAGCACAGTACTATAAAAGAATGGGTATAGTTCAATATTGCCAGTAGAATCATTTAGTTTATAAATAGGACCACTAGATAATATATAGTCATTAGTAACAAAAAGAGAAATTGGTATAGATGGGTAATAACCGATTGTAGTAGGCACTTTTACTACTAAAACATCGGTAGTTGAAGTTATTAATGGATTTGAGGTGCCTGCTATACCAATATTATTTTCGTATATATTGGTGTTAGGGTCATAGAAGGCCCAAAGGTATTTTGGGTTATTAGTAAAAATAGGAGCAGATAAAGTAATTGTTTCTGTATGTCCTTCTCCGTAAAAACACAAACCGTTAGTGGTAGTGTAATTAAGAGCATTTATTGGTAGCCCCGTACCAGAAGTATCAAAAAATACACTAGGAAAACCTACAAAATCAGCAGTTAAAAATTGAGGTATAAATTTAGCTGAAATACTATTTACAAAAATATGTGGTGTATACCAAGAAGTTAGTGAATTAAAACAAGAATTAGCGGATAAAACAATTTGTACACTACTCACACATGGACCAAACCCTTCGAATGTACATACTGAAGTATACAATGAAGTATTGACATCTATAGAAGTAACCGGGGTTGTTCGATTATTTAAATAAAATTTAGTCTCATTAAACTTTTGAGTGTATATTGCTGCTTGTGTAGAGGTGTATGCAGTTGTAGTTCTACCAGGTTCTATTTGAGTACCCCATATTACAATTGTGTCTGTTTCTCCGGCATCAGATTCTATAGAACTATTAGTAGATGTTATACCGATATTGAAATCGACTGTTGCAGCTGCTGTAAGATTTAATATAGCTGTACATCTTACCCATTTATTTTCTAATTCAAATGCAGACAAATAAAAATCAGAGGGGTTGGTTATTATTACTGAGCCGCTTTCCCAAAAACCATAATTGTAAATATTCGTACCATATAAATCGAAAATTATATTTCCATGATCGGGTGTGTTAAAATATAAAAAGCGACCGTCTGCAGAAGGATATGCATATAACGAAAATCTATGATAACCGGCAGCAAGGGTTAAACTTTGTTGTAAGCTGTGAGTTATATTATCGAGTTCTATAATACTAAAAGTAAGAGAAGGATCGTTACTTGAAGAATCTGGAAAAACCGTACTATTAACTTTTATTAAATCATTAGCATTATATCCTCTACCCCCTGTATCAATTTCAACTGAATTGACCTGGCCTGTAATTGTGTCAACATTAATATTAAAACGAGCACCCGAGCCTTCTGATGCTACAGTGAAATTACTATCTGTTATAGTTATAGGGTAAGCAATTGAAGTTCCTCTTGGAAAAGTATCATTTTGTATATTTCCTATGGTCTTAATTGCATTATATGGATCTGCGGTTATTGGGACTAATAGTGTAGCTGTTTTTGTATTATCTGGTGCTGCGTATAGATTAGAATAAACTGATAAATTACTTGAAGTCCATGTCGGTGATGAATTAAAATCTTGACTTTGTAAAGCGTAGTTTATTTTGTTGAGAAAGTTTTCATTTATAATCGCAGCAAAATTAAAATTATAAGGGGTGTTTGATACCTCTCGATAAAAAAGTGGACTAAAATCAGTATTTTCGTAATTTAAATATAGTGTCGGGACCGGTACATTTGGAAATAAATCGTAAACAATATCATAAGAATTGTAAGAGATTAAATTACCAAGGCTTAAATCAACGCTTGATTTATAGTTTACATCTATAGTTTGTGTCAGTAAAGTAAAAGGAGCTATTACGGGGTCGTATGTACCAGCAGTCAAATAAAATATCATTGTCCCAATATCACCAGCAGTAATATCTGTATTTGAAGTGTAGGGTTGCTCGTTTAACTGCTTAGCCCATATTGTTGAATCGTCAAACGTCCAGCTTAAAAGATAAGATGCTGGTGTTCTAACATAAACAGCGGAAGTAGCGAGAGATAGATCAAAATTATTTGCAGATAAAAATATGGTAGTTGCTGTTAGGGAACGAACAAATGGTTCATTATCGTATCTTAACGCACTGATTGCTAAAATGCTTGTGTTTGGTATACCTGGAACAATTGGGTAACCAAAATGATATGGCGTAGAATTGTATGTATAATTAGCCGATAAATGGGATACTTGAATATCGGTTGTTGTGAGGGTGAAAGGTACTGTTAGAGGGGTACCGATTGTTGTTGTAAAAACTAAGGTTCGAATTTGATCTGCTGAAAGAGCAGAATTTGAAATATAAGGTGTGCCGTCTGTGCGGGTAACTTGCAATATTGTATCATCAAAATCCCAATTTAATATGTAGTAAGCAGGAGCTGAAACATATGTTGTTACTGTAGCAAGAGCAGGATTAGGGCCTTTATTTGCTGATAAAAATACAGCAGTGGCAGTCAATGAGCGAGAGAAAGGTCTATTTTCAAACCTTACTGTACTTATTGCTACGATATTTGTATTAGGGAGCCCCATTATAGATTATTTAACCTCTTTTGCCTTAGTTAATCTACCCAATTTATAGCAATTAATTCAGTATAAGCGGGTTTGGTTTTTTGAATTGCAGATTTCAGAACAGATTCTATTTGAGATCTCATACTTGTATCTGTAATTTTAGAGCCCGCAATTTTTACTCTAAAGAACGGGCTTTTTGAACCAGGTAATTTATGTTTAAAAAAGCGTTCGATGCCCTCAACGTACTGTAATTTAGCCGTAGGGAGACTCCAGGTCATATCCTCCCCTATAAACCGTTCGCGGAAAAACATATTTAAAAATTCAGGTCGAATAGCGTAATCGTATATTCTTATACTATCAATATACCCATCAAATATTAAAGCTTGAGAGTTTATTTCTGTATTGTAGTTTATTAATTTACCACACGGAGTACCTATATATAAATCGTTTTGTCGTATATAGGCTAACGAATAGTTGCCGGGTATTTTTGTGCTACCTCGAAGTCTTGTATCTATATAAGTCGACATGACATTTGAACTAAAAGTGCATGTAATCATATGCCAAGTGTCGTTTGTAAAATACTGCACCGGTACTGATAGGGTATATATTTTAGTAAGGGTGTTACGGATTGGTCGGCTGGCTGATATTTTAAACTGTATTTGCGGATTATTATTGTATAAAACTTTGTTAAAAATTCTTTTTCGTTCATACCCAGTAAAGTCCCCTCGACAATTAAATGTTAAGTTATTTTTATCTTGTTGAGAAGGAGGGGCTTGTTTAGTGTTTAATTTAAATGGAAGAGTTGTAGAGCGTTCAGTAGCTCCGTCTAAAGTAACTTGATATAACACTTTTTCAGCGTTGTGATAAATTAACGCGTACCACTTTTTGGAATTTTTTTCTCGGTTATATGAATAGATAAAGCTTATATTTTTAGCATCTTTAACATCCCGATTTCCTATTGTGAATGTTTGTACGAGTTGTAAATTAGCTGTGTTTATTTTAACAATATCATTAGCTCCATATAAAACCCATAAGATATTTTCAGGGTCTATAGCTATATTCGTGCCCCCTCCAGGTAACTGTAAAAGAATATTATCATTATAATAAAGATTACCATCTTCTTTAATTACCCATTTTTGATTGAAATTATCAAATTTAATGTCTATACATTTTGGTTCTTTAACTAAATTTCCATTTGCATTAAAAGCAATTTGATCTCCGTCATAATACTTGTCGCTCGATAAGCTTGATGCAAGACTTACAAATGTTAAGGTATCGTCAAAAATATATGTACCAATAGTAGTAACTACGTGACAATTGTTGTTACCATCAATGGTCATTAAATGTGGATTACCTCTTATTAAAAATGCTTTACCGTCTCCTTTATTAGTTATTGATAATATATCTCCTACATGATTTAGTCTATAAACTATATTTACATTGCCTGTATCAAGCACTAAAGTTTCATTATTACTGTTAATACCTACCTGTATTGGTGTACTAATACCACTTATTTGTGGTCCACCAAGTGTAGAAGTAGGTTGCAAGGATTTATCATTGTAATTAAAACCTTCTTGATTAAAATAAAACAAATGACCATAAAAGGATTCCGGTACAACAAAATACGGATAATATTTTAAGTTATCATAAAATATACCAAACCCTCCAATGTCTAAATTACCAACAAGTTGGGTACCAGGGGATTCTTTCCAATCGTCACTTTGTACCCAAAAATTAATAGTAAACTCGTTCAGGTTTGTATAACTACTATTATATATAACTCGAGTATCTAAAAAGTCAGTGTTTTTAAAATTTAAAACATTGCGATCAGCAACTTCAGGCTCTTTTAAGTCAACACCAAAACTATCTTTATAATTTAAAATAATGGTTTTATTATTATAAATAGATTCATCTATAGGGTTAGCACTGTTCCATAAATCTAAACTTAAACGTAGTCTATCTTTATTAGAGCCGCTAAATGTTTCAACTATTTCAGTTGCTGATTTTTCACCGTGATGAAAGTATTCATATAATACCCCGGGGTCAAGTTTTAGTCTTGACGGAATATCGTAATAAAGATTTGTTGTTGCAACTTCAGTACCAGGGGTCACGTTTCCTACTAAAGCATCTTGAACAGAAATTTGCCCCGGATCATAATAACGGTCCATCCAAACTGGTGTTTCACCAGATAAAGAATAAAGCCAACTACATAACCACTGACCTGTAGGGGGATCAGAAGGGTTGCCCCACGGTGTTGTGTTACCGTAATTACCTAATTTTTGCAAAATTCTATCGGCCATATAAGGTATTGGCCCGGCTATCGCCCCTTCATTTATTAATTGACTAGGATTTAATGTTAAAGTATTAGTAAAAAATGGTATATGGAAAAAGGTATTTTTGTCTTTTTTAAAGTTTATATCAACTGTTTGAGCTTGATACCCTAAATAAACTTTGTCATGGCCATCTTTTTGATTGGTACCAGTATAAATTTTATAATAATTTCTTTGGTTAAAGTTTTCCATATTAATTGGTAGTTATAATTTCTTCATCGTAACTGTTATCAACCGGGCTCGGACTACCTGTTGGGGTATAACCTGTTTTGAGATTTGCAATATTAATTTTTTGTACTCTGCTATTTTGTATTGGGAAACTAAACAAGTAGTTTATCGGTACATCAAATTTTTTGTTTACTTCAAGATTTGTATTATTCTTTTGACTTGCAAAATCAAGATAGTACGTAAACCAATTATTTTTTAACTCAAAATTATAATTTAAATCTGTATCTGTTACTTTGCTAATTTTAAAATTATAATCATTTAAGACTCGAGTGCCTAAGATAACACCTACAGCTCGCAGTACGTTATCCGGACCAAAAGCTAAATAGCGATCTCCTTCTTTAGTAGAGGCTATAAAACATATTGTATTGTTTTGATATACCCAACGAAATCTACGTCTATAAATTTGATCTTGAGTTAATGGTAGCTCACTACCACGGACGGTGTATGGATAAGTTTCATCAATTTGTAAATAAATACTGCCTATGCGCAATTCTACTTCTTGTTCGTTTATCGGGGCTACAAAAATATTTTGCGGGGTTAGTAGTTGGGTAACAACGTTTCTTTCAGTATCATACCCTAAGTAGTATATTGTTGTATTTTGAGATTGTAAATTGACCGTACATGGTATTTCACCAATTGTTAATTCTTCTTGAGATTGAAATACTGTACTTAAACTTACTGCGTCAGTTAAAAGAAAACATGTATTTCTATTAACCGCTATGTCTTGAAAATTCTTTAAACACTCGTAATTTAAAAAATTATACCCTTCAGTAAAACTTACTGTGTCTTTTTTAAAAGATTCGGTTTTATAAAAGTTATAACTTAGCTCAACTGGCTGTAAGGCTGTTAAAGATTTGTAAGTTACTGTGGTCATTTTTTGTTATTATTTAATTTTTAACACTGCGGTAAATATATTGTTGGAAATACATTTGTAGAATTACCTTTAAAAGTAATATTTGGTACAGGTTGATTAGAATTTTTAATAAGATGAGATGGGTAATTTGGGTTAGGTTTGGTAATTAAACTAGCCGAGTCAGTAGTAGTAAATGCAATGCTATTATTAAATTCAAAAGCATATAAGTTATTATGATTTATATTTTGTACATTTAATAAGTGAGTTTGGCTACTTATTGATGAAAGTTCGATTGGGCCAAGTGTGTAGCTACAACTATCGGTAGTATTAGTACATTCGCTATATACTGTAATAGATGGATAAAAAATTGGATAAGTGCTCAAACTTCTTTTATATGTATGTATTAAGTCATAGTTACGTGGATCTGCGGGATCAGCAGAAAACGCACTTGTGTAAGTGAAAATAGATGTATCAGGAAGTTTGTGTCTCCATACGGTTTTAACAGGGGACCCGTCTCCTGAATTCCAAACAATTCTATTAATTGGGTAACTACCCGGTATTGAACCTCGGGGCGTCAGTTGAACGGTAAATGGCGATATACCAGTAGCTGGTAAAGTAAAACAGTGTAAATTTGCTTCAGGGCTTTTTTCATTGACTGTTACAGCTGCTTTTAGTGTATATACTTGAACATTAGATACAACTGTATCAATAAAGGTTGCATCTTGGGGCACCTTACATATTGTATCATTAGCTTCGAACGCCCAGCGCTTTGGGTATAAGCCTCCTAATGAGTATGTTTGTTCCCAGGTTACAGGATTATTACCTGTTACACTGGCGCATTGCAAATCGTACCAATTCCAAAATTTACAATATTTACCAAAACATGCTAGTTCATTGTCCCACCATTTTGCATATTGCCCTCTGCATGTTGTTTGATCCCAGGTTGCAGACAACTGTAACATATTATCCCAAAACCATCTTATATCATATTTGCCTTTGCAATAAGTAGCATTTTCTGTAAAATCAAAATCTTGGCGAATCCGAGACTGTAAATGATATAATGTAATATCGTATGTCCCTGGCATTACATAGGTATGCTCTACATCAGCTGTACATGTAACTGCTAAGAAGTTTGTTTCCATGTTATAGAAATCTCCAAAATCCCAAACATAGAGACGATTAGCAAATCCTTGTTCTGTAATAGAATTATTTTTAAATGTAACTTTTGTCCCAGGAGCATTACCGGTAACACTTGTTGTGATAGATATAACAGGTAATATTTCTATATTACTTCCAGTTAACGGTACACCGTAATCCCAAGAATAACTTTCTGGGACTGTAGAAGCTGATATTATTGCAAATTCTGTTATCATTAGTATGTTGATGCGTTAACGGTTAAAGTGTAATAGGTAGGCCCGATATTATTACTTACGCTAAACGGTATGTTAAACGAACCAGTTATTAAAGGAGTTATTGTAAAAAGCCCGGAGTTGTTTATTTCGTAATTTATTTTTGATGTCAGAACTGTAGCTGGTAATTCATATAAAGTAGGGTTATTTTGAGCAGACAACTGAAAAGTTCGAGTTCTGTTAGCTGTAGCTGGAATTGTTAGTGAGTGAGTTATCACAGGTGGTAGTTGAACTAAAGCAGTAGTTTCAGGCTTATAAACTACGACATCTGTAAGATTTAAAGTTGCTAGATTATGTATTGTTAATTCAACAATATTATCTTTTCCTTGTGCATTTTGACCTAAAATTGTAAATATAAAATTCTTAGTTAAAGAGTTATATGTTAAAACAGGGGGATCAATACTCTGTAATTGTAGACCAGATAGTTCGTTTAACGTTAGAGCATCTATATTGCTTGGAAATACATTTATAAAACTTCTTGATACTAAATCAAGTTTATACAAGCTCGGGGTTAATATATTACCACTTAATCCGCATACGCTTACATACACTTCTTTTTCTTGAGGCATAAACCAAGTGTCCCCAACTTTTGCATACGTATATGTAGATAGATTAGTTCCGGTTAACTCTCGATTTAAAGACAGGCTGACCGGCATAGCTAAAGACAAGAAACGGGTGTCATCGGTTATACTATAAATTTCATCACTGTCATATTCATAAACTATTTTTTCTAATAATACAGCTCCTGATGTTTCAATATATAGAGTGTCAAAGAACATATCAATTTTACGAACCCCGGTACCGGTTAACTCATTATTGAAAACTGTATTTTTATATGTATCAAAAACACTTGATAAAGAGACGTAAGCTGGTGAAACGAATTGAGAATTTTTTCGAACCCATATTTCTCCAGTAACAAACCGACGATGATACGGTGAAACGTTATCTAAAAACTTATACAGACCGTATTGATTGCCATAAATGTCAGTAACCCAGTTGTCTTGTTGTTTGTTGTTTTGTTTTAATATTTGTGTATTTGCCCATGCTGAAACATTTGGTACACCTGTGAAAGTCATAGGTTTGTTAGCAATGTCAGTCCATTCTGAATCATATTTACCGCCCCAAGGGGTTTGACGACTTGTAGGTAAAATTAAACCTGTTTGCCCTCTGGTATTACTTTCATATTCAGATTGATAAGGTATAAATTTTTGATATTTTTTCGAGACACTCTTTTTAATCGTACCAGCAGCTGTTCCAGTAACTAAAGGTTCTTTTATCCACTGATTGTTATCGGTAATAATTGTGTATGGAGATTCTTGATCAATTTTTGTTAAACCTCTACCTGAAGCGAAATTTATTCCGTCTTCATAAAATCCGGTTAAAGCGTTTGTTGTTAAACTGAGTGTAGCTGTAAAATCTTTATTTAAATATGTTGAGGCTCCTAAATGTTTTGGAGTAAAATAGCCGCCAGCGTCAGTAACACTATATAGATTTTCTAATGTCGGTAATGTTGCAACGGTCGGATAATATCTATTAGTTAGATTATTCCAGGGCTGTGTAGGTAATATACCTAATGTAGAAGTAAGAGATGCTACAATTAGTTCATAAGTTTCAGGGTACGCGCTTATGCCCCAAACGAACGGATTATTTGCATAATAATAAATTTCTACAGGTTCATTATCTACTATATTCGTTATTGTAAGATCTGATGGTATATTAGTAGCGCTTGTTACTAGCTCGTTTTTAATATTAAACATTATCGACTCTAAATTTGAATTACTATCTGTGTCGAAAAATATTTTGTTCCAAATTTTGTAGTTTACTTCTGATTTAAAATTTGTTGGTTGATTCCATATAAATGAAGTTGGATATTTTCTATCGTATTCTATATATGTATTGTTACTAATACTAATATCAGAAATAATAGGTTGAGTTAGAATATTATAACCGTCAACTATTCTTATAGGTGTGCCCCAGCTTAAAACTTTTTTATAGGCAGTCGGTGCATTTTTGTCGTTAAATCCAACAGCCCAATATGGACGAGCTCCTAAAGTGTTTGGGGCTGGTCGATTCAATGAATAGTTCCAACCAAACAGAGGTTGATTTATAACAAACCCAGGTGTTTGAGCGAGAGTGGTTGATAGAGCACTTAAAGTAGTAGTTAGCTGTACTGCTGTTATGGATGGTATATTATTAATAAAATAATAACCTGTTAGTAAAACATTAGCAGCTAATGTCTTGTCTTGAATTGCTCTTAGAGCACTTTGCAATTTAACATCGTTAACATTAGCTGATGTAATAGCTACGGCGCGAATATCATAAACCCCTGTTAGTATAGGTACAAAAGAGAATGAAAATGCATTATTAAAAATATAAACCTCTCTGTCGTTTCCGGTAACTGGAGGGGTAGTAAGTATCCAGGAAGAAACGGCGACAACGTTTGATAAAACAGCACGAGGGGTTTGTTGTATTTTTCTTCGGCGGCCCGTGCCAACATAACGCGGTATATTAACAGTACTGCTGAAAGTGATTGTTAAAGTAGAAGGATAAGAAACGGTAACTCTAGGCTCTACATTAAAATCATCACTATCAATAGAAATATAATCATACGTGGACCAAATCGAACCAAAGTTAGTCGCTGTAAATAAGGGTGCAGTTGTTTCAAAAACTGTCGTATAAGTTACGAAAGGAGATTTATTATATAATAATAGATCACCTGCATTTAAAATTAAATCAGAAGGAGTGTCGGTTGATACCCAGTTATCATATTCATCTTTAACTGCTTTAACCCAAATTGTGTTGTTTGTATTATAGGGGTGTCTTATTACTAAAAATGGATACGGGCTTGTTGTGGTATTAAGCTTTCTGCTATTAGCACGATAATAAACATATTTTCGTCCTTTTTGAAATGCAAATCTATTAGGAGTACCGCCGTTGCCTGTTACCCAGTTTCCATCTCCCCAACCTATTGTCTTGTTTGTTTTGTACCATGCAAACGCTGAGCTAGCTGCAAAAGTGGTGCCGGATTTATCTTTCCATGCTAATAAATCAAACTTTTTAGGGTACTGGGTATTTTCTGCTATAAAATCGGCAAATTGATTATTGTCTGTAAAAAATGCTCCTGGATGCCCGAATGGTGTAAAGCGTGTTTGGCCGCATGTACAAAGATTATAATCATCAGAGGTAGCTGTTAAAGTATTTACAAATACACAATCTGGCTGATGGTTGTAAGTTTTGAAAACGGTTTGTAATTCGGTATTATCATCTCCGTCCCAAATAAATTCTGTATACTCTCCTGCATACATTACAAAATTAAAACCGGGTTGTTGGGCTTTAAATGCTTTATTTTCGTATTGATTATACGACCCAGACAACCAAGCACATTCTACTGCGCGATCGTAAGTATCTTGGTAATTATATATTTTAAAAATAAGGTCGGCAGTTGAAAGTTTGTTTGAACTTGTAGCGTGAGGTAAATTAATACTTGATAGCTGTATAGGTTGACAAACGTTTTGTAAATTATTTGGAAGATAATCAGGAAACGGAACTGTGGGGTCTAATCTAGAATAAGGCCAGAGAATAGTGTTTGAAAAATCTGCAGCAATAGGTATATCAGTTTTGGTCATTTTGTATAACCAAGCTTCTAGTATTTCACCAGAATAGACTGAACTACTAAAATTAGGAATATATTGCCATAATTTAACAGTATCAGCTAAATCATATTGATCGTTTGCGTAGCTTCCTTGCTCTATTAAAGCAGTGTTATTTAATTTTAAAGGGGTAATTGTGGATACACTAGAGGTAAAATTCCAGTATTCTTGTTGAACAGCTTTCTTTATTTTAGTTTCTAAGTAGTTATATTCTGGGGTATAAGTTATACTCGGTCCTGACCAATCAATATCATCCGCTGATAAGCCATACCCCGGAAAAGGATATTTAAATACAGTCTTTGTGCCGCCCTCTATATACGTAACAACATTACTATCTTGCTCATTGTATTGTTGTAGTTTAAGCCATGCCCCTTCAACGCCTTGAGCTGTTTTTACAAATATAACGTCTGAGTTTGTTGTATCGGTTCCGGCTGTTCCGGAAATTTCTAAACCTAAACTAGTAATTGATGTAGGTATATAACGTGGTACTGTTTCAGGGTCTTTCGGATAAGGACCGTAAGGCCAATAAAAAAAGTTATTACCCTCTTGTAGGGCTATACTAAAAAAATCTGTACTCACGCTTAAACCTGGAGTACCTGCAAAAAACTTAGTTTCACCTAAATATTTGGTTAACAGTTTATCAGCTATTAAAATACTATTAGGTAACTCTTCTATTTGAGAGTTGGTAAGCTCTGTTAATAATTGTACAAGATCTCTATCGTACGCTCCGGTTTTGTACATCCATTCTGCAGCAGATAAAGGTATATTTTTAGATTGTAAATAATTTACAAGTTCTGTAGAAGATAGATTGTAATAGGTAGATGTTGGTAGGTTTGGAGCTTGATCAAAATATTCATGATCATCATATAGTTCTTCAATTTCTATTACTAAATCGTCTTTAATACTACTAAGTTCCGGTATATGAGACCAAATAGAAGCGGGTATAGAAGTATACGAATTAGGTTTTTTAGTAAAGCTTGTTAAAAGCTGCTCTTGAAGTTGTTGTATTAAACCGGTATTTGTACCAATAGTATTGTACTTAATTTTTGATTTTTTAATCTCTTCGCGAAGTTTTAAATAATATAAACCAATCTCTTTAAGCTTCTTGGCAAAATAAGGAATAGCTAATAAAAGTTCTTTTTCGTTATTAAGATCGATTTGATTGTACCAAACTTCTTTTTCTTGTGTAGAAAAGAACAGCTGTAAATGTCTTAATAAGCCAAGATAATCTAAACGTAGTTGAGCATCAAAATCAGCATGTTTTTCTTTTTTTTGAGTAAGCCAGTTAGTTAAATATTTGTTGTATAATTCGTATTCTTGATTTGGAGTTATTCCAAAATGTGCATTCTTCCACTGCTTAAAAGACAGGGGCGTATTAATATCAAGAGGTATTCCCGATGAGTTTAAAGGTGTACCATAATTTATAAGGTTTTGAGTTGCCACTGCTTTATATTATTATTTAACTATAATGTTCTTTGTTAACAAATAGTTAAATGTATTTTCGATAATACCCATATCTCCATATAATTCTTGTTCTGATGACATATATGGAGATAGAGTTGTTTGTGGGTTTTCCCAGTCGATATAATTTTCTATAAATTTATCTGAGTATACAGGGTCAAATTCTAAAAATATATAGTTTTCAACTAGCGGTGAGACAAACCCAGGTAGTTCTAATGTAAATAATGGATATACATAATTACCGCTTAAAATCGGTAAGGTTACTAAAACTACATCATTACCGTCTGACCTATTTTGTAAAAATATTTTATTACCAGCGGTAACAATTGTAGAGCTTGTAATTCTCTCTCCTCTACTAAGTTGCAAATTAGGTAGCGGGGATCTTAGACCAAAAAGTTTATTACGTGGAGTAGAAATAATATCTAGATATCTTTGAATTTCGTTCGGAAAATCAGTACCATAGTCAAAAGCGTATGTATCTGTTTCTTGAGCATAAGACAATAATTGTCTTATATTGCACGTATCTACGTCTGCGTGGGCAGAAATAAAATTTGCTATTTTTCCGTAAACTGTCCTACCAATATCTTCTGAGGCACTTAGCTGGTTGTTACCTAAAACTGCACCTAAAAAAGAATCAAAAAGTATAGTGTTACGACTTAAGACTTCTGGAAGAGCTAAATCCTTATAATGAGCTGCTGTATCAAAATTTTCATTTACTAAGCGCACCTGTCCTGAGTTTTGGAAATTGCTTATTTTAATAGGAATAGAAGTTCCAGAAATAGCAACCGCTGTTAAAGAATTAGGACTAAAGTATTTTTGATACCATCTATTTCCAGTCCAGTCTCCATTTGCTTGAAGAGATTTGTAATATTCACTTGTTAAGGTGTAAGTAAATGAATTATTAGTATCTAAATAATAACCTATTAAAGAATCAGGATAAATTTTAACAGTTCGTTGATTTTGTCCGGGGCCTGGACCGAAATCAGTAATGTTACCTGTTAATAGAAGTGTGTGAGTTTTATTATTAATTGAGTCTATTACCCATATTCTGTTAAATACATCTACTGCTAGACCTCCGAGTTCTTCGTCTTCATTTTCATTTGGATCAGTTAAAAAGCTATCATCTAATTCAGTAATTATATTTTCAATATATGTATCTTTAACGGTTATTATATTACCTGTAACTGAAGTGCCCGTTACACTCGGTACAAAAAAATCATTTGTTTGTAACTGCCAACCAAAAACAGGCCAATTAAAATCTGTACTAAGAGTTGTATTTGTTAGATTATTACTCTTTGAAATATATCCAACTTTGCGATTACCGTAAATAAACCAAAGATTATCATACTTGTCCATTGTCAGATAACCTGGATGAGTTATACCCGACACTGTACTCATTAGCGTTCCGGTTGTACTGTATAATTGTAGAGTACCGTCGTTTTGAGTAGTATTAAAACTATTTGCAACCCAAATATTATTATTAACTGTTATAGCTAAACTTACCGGAGATGCTTGTGGGAGAGGTATAGTTATAAGAGGTGAACCAGTAGTTCCATTATATTTTACTAAAATACTTGAAAACGGGTTACTATATGATACCCAAACATTACTTTCTCGATCTGTTTCAACCATAGACGGTTTATAGACAAAATCCCCATCGAAAATATTATATGTAGATAAAGTAGGTGCTAAAATATTAAGCAGGTTTAAGTGCTCATCAAATTTTAAAACTGAAACTGTATTGAATAAAGAAACATATATATTATAGTTTTTATCAATACATATATTTGAAGGAGTATATGCTCCAGAAACTGAAGAGAAGCCACCGAATGTAGATAGTTCTATGGTGCTTAAAAGAGCCCCGGTGTTTGAAAATTTATAAATTTTATCAAGCTCAGCATCGGTTGCTAGTAACTCATGTTGTCTCGGGTCAATAGCCATTCCATATATACCGGCAAATCCAGACATATAATAGTTATATGTACTAGTAGAATTAATATTTGGTACTGTAATTGTTTTTATATAACCGTCAACTAAACTATCTGTTTCTTTAAAAGAGTTTATTGTTTGACAATTATTTGGGTAAGGAGGCAAAAAGACTTTGTGTAATGTTCTATTTGCTGGATTAGATACCCACGCAAAAACATTTGGAGAACAACCTAAAGGATAGGCAAATTGTTTTTCTCCAGACTCTTGTTCTAAATGTATAACAGCACTTGCAACTACAACTGTTGAATTTATATTAGAAAGAGGTGTAAACGTAGTAAAAATATACCCTCCAGAATCAAAACCATTTTTATCTAACGCCTGAAAATAAAGCGGAGCTTCATCTACTAAACACTGATCAGTATTAGATAAAGATACAGATACAGACGAAATACTTCCTAAGGCGTTAGTTTGAGGTAATGAAAACAAGATACCAGATTCAAGACCTTCTGAACCTTGTAAATAGCTTTTTTTATTAGAATGTATTGTAATCAGTATAGGGGATTTTATACCAGTCCATTTATAAGGGTAAACTTCTTCAAGATAGTTACTTGTAACTTTTAAATGTGTAGGTATTACACTATAAACATTCCATATAACTCCAGCTCTTACTCTAGAGTTATTTGCAAAACTAGGGTAATTAAAAACTTTAGAGTCTAAAGGATATGTGAATCCTGAAGTTTGCAGTGTTGCAGTAATTAAAATAGGGCATTTAAGATTAGGATTACTAGTACTACCAGAGCATTTATCATCCACATAAAAAAACTCTCCAATGCCTGAAACCGCAACCACTTTATTATTTTTGTAAATATTATCAGTACTAACAGAAAGAGTTGTTACAGGTGTTTGATTTTTATCTAAAAATCTCCAAGTAGGGGTTAAGAAGCGCCATTTTTCAGAAACTGTTTCATAAGGTGTAGTTTGAGAATTTGCTGCATATAAATTAACAAAAACAGGTGTATTAATTTGAGATGAAGTTAGGCTAACTTTAAAAGGTGTTGCAGTTGGTTGTCCTGGAACAGCGTAATCTTCAGGCAATTCAGAAAATACTAATCTGTCCCGAAAAACATAATCCACTGTAACTGTATTAGAAGCAATGCTTGAGTTGCCTAATATATCAAATGCTGTTAAAAAAATAGTATATGTGCCTGGGTAAGTGTAGGTATGGGTCGGGTCTTTACTATTATAATTTTTTATTGTGTCTCCAAAGTCCCATATACGTTTAGTTATCGTATTAGTATCACTAGTAGTAGTATCTATAAAAGTAAATTCTGTTGCATAAACGTCTCCAGATGAAGGAGCAGTAATAAAACTTGCGCTTATCATAATTTTTTAAAATTCAGCTGTAACGTTAGTGTTAATATCACTAATAACCCGAATTTGATTTTCAATAAAATCTAAGTTATTAAAAAATAGATATTCAAAAAAGCGCCCCGGTAAAGTAGTGTTAACGATTTGTTGATCAAGTGCAGGATATAACGGATTCCAAACGAAAAAAGATACCCCGGGTGTTACTGCCGTAGGATCTAGTATTGATTGTGTGTAACAATTAGCTACACCTTCAATATTTAAAACTAGCTGTGTTATAAATCTTGTATCAAGATCTTGACCGAGACGAATGTTTTGTTTACTAAAATATGCTCGAAAAAGATTTGCAATATCTTTACTAATTGATTGATTGTCTCGACGATAGTTTGAACGTTTATTTACTATTAACTCAAAAGGAATTAAATCTCCTTCTTCACTAAACATCGCATTTAAATTAGTACCAAAAGTAACTGCCTTATAAATCGGATCAATAAAATTAATTTCAGTTGTTGTCATTTTTGATGACAAAATTGAAGTATCAATTAATTCTTTTTGTGCAGGTACCAAATAATTTAAGTTGTTGTTATCAGTATTTTTAGGTACCACCAACAAATATATATTATTAAAGTTGCAACTATCTGCATATTGTAATTGATTGAATAAAGCCCGATTGGTTTGAGATGGTTTATCAATACCAATATCATAAAAGTATTTTAAGTAACCAGAAACATAGTCCCAGTTATTTACACATTTAGCATCGGCTATAATATTAGTAAAGTTAGAGAAAAGGTAACTTTCATAATCCTGAGTAGTTACTAAACGATACTGACTTCTATAAGCCATTGGTGCAAGACGACGAATATCATCTGCATTTTCTTTATTTTGTGCATAAGTAGAGGCACTTGTATTACTAAATGTAAAATTCGCTAGTTCAGCATTTGTTATAAAACGAAATTGATTTTGAGTAACATCAGACAATATTTGTTGATATTGAGGTGTGTTGTATGTTACAAATATTGTTTTGTCAGTTAAAGTGCCCGGTCCTATTTGACCGTCGGGACCTAAACTTTTTAGGTAGTAAACTGCAACTTGATCCCCGGTTTGTATTTTTTTGCCGTTTATATCGTCACCGAACTTAATTTCATAACGATTGTTGCCGTTTAAGCGAATTTCGTATTTTTCACTAAACCCGCTTTCGAGATATAAATTATTAGTTTTAGTATACTGTTTCCATACACCAGTAGCTAGAGGTTTTACATAGACATCTATATTAAAATGATCTACAAGTTCGTTTGCAGTTTCAAGAGTTAATGTTTCGTTATTTTCTCCGGCAGCTGTATATATAGGATACTCAGTATACTTACCTTGATATAATAATTTTTGTTGTGTTAATTCGTTTAAAGATTCACCTATAGTGTTAATAGTTTTAGCAAAAGAAATATCTTCATTAAAAGAATAAAAAGTGTTATTAACAGCTAAAAAAGTATAACGAGGTATTGTATATATGCCCTGAGCAAAGTTTGAAACACTAAGATTAAAATTAAGAGTTGACGTCTGTACCCCGACTGGTTTGTAATCAATAAGTTTAACAATACGATTCATGTTTTCATATAATTGAGCTTCTGAAAACATTGATTCAGTTGAAGTTTTGTTAAGATAGTAAATTAAAGTGTTATAAGAGTAAGCAACTATATCAATAATAGATGCTAAATTTGACCCGATGTAATTTTGATCTGTAAAAACGTTTTGTTCATTAAGACGACGTATAATCAATTCCCGTAAAGACATAGCATCAAATGCTACGTATCCGTCTTTTGGTACGTTATATTCTGTTTGTGGTGGTTGAGTGGCCATATTTAAGTATTTCTAGACGTTGGTATCGATATAAATGATTGTTTTTTAATATCGAATGTAAACGGTAATTCTGTTTCTTGGTTAAAGATTGGTATATTTATAATTATAGTTAGATTATAAGAGCTGTTGTCAGGATCTGCTTCAACAAGTACTTTAATAACTGCTACCCGAGGTTCATAAACTTGAATTTTAGAGTAAATAATATTGCCAATTACTTCTGCATTTTCGAGGGTTATTGGTTCAAATAAGAATTGATATATATCTAAACCGTATTCCGGAAATAGGAATCTTTGACCAGGTAATGTGTTGAATAAATTTGTTAAAGAATTTTTAATCGCTGCTAAATCAAAAGAAGATTGAATGTCGTTACTATTAATTGGTTGTGGGAATGCAGGGGCTGTAAATTTTTGAGATGTTATATCTAAAGCAAGGTCTTTATAAACGTATCGTTGTTCCGTATAGTTATTTGCTGTTCTTTCAAAATTTTTTAAACGTATGGCCATTTTATACTATTATTTAGTGGGCAGAATGCATAAATAATATCAGAATTACTATGGAACCTAAATTTAATGTCTTATTTGAAAATTTGCTTGAACGTTATCAGCAAGGGGGTTTTTTACTTGGCGACAGAGTTCGCTTTAAGAAAGATGCTTTAAAAATGGATTTTTTTAAAAATAAAGGTCAAAATTTCTTAGACATAGTTAAGTCATGTATGGATCCGAATTTTGATTTAAACTTGAGAATATCATCAATAAAATCTACTAGACCTACAACAACACAAAATTACCGCGGTGGAACAGATTCCCCTGATAATCTCTATGCAGATGTTATTATTGAATATGCTCCTGGTTTATATCGCAATCCTATGACAGTGCCTATTGAGGCATTAGAGCTTCAACAAGACGGTATAAATACTGGTCCGGTACCTGATTCTGTAAAAAGAAAATCAAAAATTAATATTAAACCTGAAGCAGTAGAAGCTGAACAAGAAGCTAAGTTTGACATCAATTTGCAAAATAAAAATGTACAAATCCCTGGTGGTACAAAGTGGAATGATAAAGAGCCAGGTGGTGGTAATAAACCAAAGAAAAAATACTAAGTAGCAATCTTAGCAATTTAAAGTAGACTGTTATAAATAAAACTGTCTTATGAATGTTGCTTTTTATTCTTCAAATTTGTTACCTGAAAAATTTTTACAAAAATATATTAATAAAGAGGTTCCTTGGGGCTTCAATGGTTTAGGATATATTGTTTATAAACGAACCTATGCCCGTAAATTAGAAGGAACAGATCAAACTGAAGAATGGTGGCAGACGGTTGCTCGCTGTATTAATGGTGCACAAGAGATTGGAGCAGATTATACACCAGAAGAGGCTCAACGTTTATATGATCTCGTTTTTAATCTTAAGTGTAACTTTGCCGGACGGATGCTTTGGCAATTAGGTACTGAAACAGTTAAAAAGTTTGGCGCTAACTCTTTGCTTAATTGTTGGTATTGCAGTATCAACGACCCAAAGACATTTCTTTTTATCTTTGAAAATCTTATGTTAGGTGGTGGTGTTGGTTTCTCTATTCGTAGAGAAGATATTCATGAACTACCTAAAATTAAAAAAGATGTTGTAATTGAACATCAATGTACAAAAGATGCTGATTTTATTGTACCGGATTCGCGCTCTGGTTGGGTAGAACTGCTCCGTAAAGTATTAGATGCTTACTATGTAAATGGTAAATCCTTTTCATACTCGACTATTCTTGTAAGAGGTTCAGGTGAAAGAATCTCAGGTTTCGGTGGTACAGCTTCTGGGCCTGGTATTCTTATTGAAGGTATTGAAAAGATTTCAGGCATCTTTAAATCTCGTGAAGGTAAAAAGCTTCGTTCTACGGATGTTCTTGATATTTGTAACATTATTGGTTCGATTGTAGTAGCTGGTAATGTACGTAGATCTGCACAAATTGCTCTTGGGGATCCGGATGACTATCTCTATCTTAGAGCTAAAAATTGGTCATTAGGTAATAT